AGGTTTAATGTCCACTGATCGTCAATGTGCTTGTAAGCCTTACCGTCTAGTGTTTGATAGGTAGTAATAACGGGCGCGTTTACCAGTGTGACTGATGTTGCTTGCGCGTCATAGTTGACGGTTGCAAGTGTCAAGGTAATGTCGCGACCAGTGACTATTGTTGTTGGCATTTGGTTATCTCCTTAGATTGTTTGTTGTGTGTAGTAAGTGCTGACCGCGAGATCCGCCACTAATAGATTTGAAGCGCCTACCGATTGCACTGTCGGACGCTGTACGTCTCCGACTGTATAGCCAGCAGGCATTGCGCCCATAATCGCAATTATAAGTTGCTCAAGGTTATCGAGCGCGCCAGCTGTGTTGTTGTAGGCAACAGCGGCAGTGACCACAAAGTTAATTTTGACGCGAATTTGGCTTTTGCCAATAGTCGTCGTTTCAAGGTACGGCGCGTCTGGGACAATCACGCAAGCTGGTGGAATGACAGCTTCCGGCGGTGAGCTGTAGACAGAAGCCGCAACGCTAGCCAAAGCTGTGGCCAGCGTGCCGCGCACGTTTGTTGCAATAGTTGTTGGCGTAGGCATTTACATGGCCATTGTTGAGACGTCAATGTAATTGCCTAAAAGGCCAATGACGCGATTTTGTAAGCTGCGACCCATTCTATAAGGCGACGGCGTAAAGTCCACGCCCTCGATCTGTCCGCCGGGAGCAACCACACTTTGGAAAATCTCAACACTGACGATCGTGACCGCTTGTTCAACCGCGTCAGTAGTTGCATAAAGTGTGGCCGCGTCCGCCCCGGATAGGTAAGCAACGCCCGCAGGGATTACCGGGCGAAAGTCAATGTTTGCATTTGTAACTGCGCAGGTAAATACATAATAAGGCGCAGGATAAGCGTATGGCAGATAAGGAAAAGGATCATAAAAATTTGAAGTGACGGTTTTTGTACCGTTAAAGATTGCTGGCACGCAACCAGTTATGACAACACTTTGCCCAGCCACAAATGAATTTGGTTTTTGAGTTATGTAATAGGCAACATTGTTTTGCAAATAAACGCTTGCAACTGCATTTTGATTGGCAGTAAGCAAAGGCAAAATTACTTGCTCAGCTGAGTTAATTATTGAATCAAGATAAGCGTCAGAATATAAAGCGACAGAGACGCCTAACACTGTGCGCAGCTGTGAGGCTGTAATAATGCTAGGCATCTCTGTCCTTTCGTGTTCGACTGGCCTAGATACGGGAGCGCACCTAGGCCATGCTTATTTTTTAGGTTAGGTTGAAGCGACGTAGACCACCGGCAAAGACGGCCTGTGCTGCAATGTATCCGTAAAGCATGATTTCAATTTCGCCTGTTGTTGGCACATTTGTGGCCAATGTAAGCGCAGGGCTTTCAAAAATTTCGATTGAGCGTGGTTCAATGATGAACGCTGATTCGTCGATTGAAGTGCTAACCATATTTGGGTCAACGTAGTAATCGAGGCCAAGTACGTTGCCGCGAATGCTTGTTGGAATTGCAGATCCTGCGTTGTTCATAGGATTTCCTGCATTGTAAATTGGACGGCCTGTTGTATCGGTTGCACTAAGCAAAGTTGTCCAGATAGAAGTGCCTGACACAAATGACTTAGCTGTGCGCTTTGTCGCGTTGTATGCAGCAGGTGACTCTGTTGATACGAATGAGATCAGACCAGCTGAATCAGCAGCAGTTGCTGTTGCCTGTGTACCGCCAGCAGTAATTTGTGCAATTACATATTGGTCAGTTGCTTGAGCGTAAGCGTCCCTGAGGTTCGAAAGCATAATTTCATAAAAGCTAGGATCAGATCTGTCCAATAGCTCAACGCTGTAGCGCTGAAATCCAGCCTTCTTGATTACTGTTGCGTTGACATAAGCTGAGGTGATCGCTGTTGTTCCAGTTGGATCGCCGCCTTCTGCAACTGTTGCGGCTGTACTGTTAGCCGTAATTTTAGGGATAGACACTGTCATGCCATAGCTGTTTAGCGGACGTGTTCCGCCGCAAGCGTCAATTACTGGACGATCAGCATTTGTGTTTTGTGCAACGTCGCGAACATAAGACACCGGCGAAAACGCTGGATTTGTTGAGAAGCTGTCGTCGGCTGCCTTGATGTACTGGCGTGAGTCCTCGTTGCCAAGGCCTGCCTTGATTGTGTGCTCAAGGTATGCGCCGCCTGTTGTGATAGGTGAACGTGGTGATGAGAAGTAGAGAGGACGAGAAGCCTCGACCTTTTCGACTTTGGAAGCCTCAACCGTTTCGGCTGGGACTTCTGGAACGGCTGTAGGTGTTTCCACTTGCTTGTCTCCTTCGGTTGGTTGTTCATCTGCTTCCGGTTCGGACTCAGAATTATTGTTTTCACTAGCTGCAATTTCAACCTTCGCGCTAGCAATGGCTGGATCTGTGACCAATGAAACTTCTTTGAGCGCACTTGCGCTGACTACCAAAACGCCGTCAACGTTTTTATATTTTTGGGCAATCACGCCAACACTAAATCCGTCACGCAATCCAGTTGAAGCTTCGACAAGCGCGTCAGATCCTGCGGTTGTGTTGCCGATAGAAAACGTTGCATAAATTCCTTCGTCGTCCATGTTGTAACTTTTTAAAAATCCGATAGGACTTTCACGGCGGTGCTCAAGCAAAAGTTTTGTGGACTCGCCCATAGTGATTGAACCTTTTTGAAACATAGTTGATCCAGAGCTAGTCACGCCTTCCTCATTCCAAGTGACAATGCGACCAGACAATTCACGCTTTGGAAAATCCGCAGCTTCGACTTTAATTGAAAAGTCCATTTTAATTGGTTTTTGTATGCTGTAGGTCATCTGATCATTTCTTCCTCTAGTCGGATTTCATCTGAAGTTAAAGCGCCAATGTCATAAAGAATTTTGTACACGTCTGCTCTTTCTTTTGCAGATCCGCGCAAGTAATCATCTAAATCAAATTTAACTTCTTGACTTGCTGGCACAAAGTCATTTGCCATGCCTGTCATTGACAATCTTTCCTCTATCGAGCACAAAATTGGACGAAGCGAGAAGTCAAGCAAAGATTGGCGTGCCAAAGTTGCGTTGCTGTAAGTCATGCTCGATCCTGACTCAGCGTCAACGTAATAAGCCGGAATGCCTGTTGCGCGTGCAAGTTCCGTCGATACGTATGAACGGGCTTGATTTAACTGCAATTTTTCGGGATCAAAGCCAAGTGTCTGCAATTCAACGTCCGCATTTAGAAATGCAGTTGCGCGATTGCGACGAGCTGCGCCCCAAGACTCAAGCAACTTTGCAATGCGATCAGCTGGTAGTGCTGTGCCGTTAGATTTCAAAACCATTGTTGGCACTGGTTCGCGCGCGTACATTGTTGCAGCGCGTTCTAATTCTGCACCAGCTTTAATTGTGCGCCCGGCACGATTTAAAATGCCTTCATCATTGCCGTAGAAAACTGCAAGAGCGCCGACGCCTTCGTATGGCGCTGGAATTGAGTCAATGCAGTAATACTCGATTTCTGTGCCGTTAGCATTTGTTTTAATTGTGACGCGTGTTGGATCTATGCGTTCAGCGCTGCGAATGCGATATGTGTCCGCGTAGATTTCCAAAATTCTCATGTAACCATAGCCGTATAGCAAAATATCCTCAGCGAGCCATGCGTAAGTTGCAGATCCTGGCACACGTGGATCTGGTTGGTTAATTACTTTTGGCGGAGATTCAACGCGTGCACCGTCTTGTTTTGTACGCACTTTTAGCGGAATGCTTGCAACGCTAGACGAAATTATATTTCTGGCGCGTGCGCAAGTTGGCACTGACATAAATTCAACGCGTGAAGCTGTAATACCGGCAACGCCGTAGATATTATAGAGCGAACTAGTGACATTTACTGGAGCTAGTGAAGCTTCAATGTCAGAGGTCGCCGCAGGCGCTTGTGTTGTGACTGTGCGCGAAAATAGACCCATGTGGCTAAGTGTAAAGGTGGCCTATACACCTAGGCTGAGAAAATGTCGATCTCCATTTCAGGGCGTGTCGCAAAGTGTGTTGCCAGAGCTGAGGCCACAGCTGCGCAAACGGCGACATTTGAGGCGCGCCGTCCAATAATCCAGCCGCCATCGCCCATTGGTAATCT